TTAATGAATGGGGAAACATTAACCGAAGATGAGGCTAATGTTATGGTAGGATTATAATGGCTACAGTAAATTTAGGTCGTATTAAACCGGTATTCAGAGGAGCATACAATAACTCAACAGCTTATGTTATTGATGACATTGTAACTGCATCGAATGAAACTTTCATAGCTATCGCAGCTACTCAAGGTAACGCAACTACTGACGCAAGTAAGTGGACAAAACTTGCAGCCAAAGGAGCTGATGGTACAGATGTTGCAGCAACACTACAAAACAAAGAGATTGCATTTAAAACAAATGCTGGAGCTTTAGATGGTATTCCAATCGGAAGTGCTGGTGAATTTTTAAAAGTTAATTCTGGTGCAACAGGATATGAGTTTGGAGCTGTAACTTCTGCTGATGTAGTAAAAATAGCAGAAACTACAATAACAGGAAGTTCAACAACTGCAATTAATTTTGACCAATCAATATCATCAACTTATAAATTTTATAAATTGTATGGTGTTTATAAATTAGCTGGTTCTAGCCCATATCTTGCCATGAGATGGAGGCAAGGTTCAAGTGGTTCAGAAAGCACATATAGTAGTTCAACATATAGATATATAAATGATGCTTTTCACGATAGTTCTAGCAGTGCTAGAGGCAATGGTCAAGATAGTGGTGCTAGTCAATTTCAAATGGATAATGAGAGTGGGGATGCTGTATGGAATAATGTTGAAGTCATGTTTAATATTGCAACTGCTGGAAGTGCTATAGAATATCCAAGTTGGAATGGAACATCTTGGCAATGGCGAGAATCTAGTTCACACTTTTTTGTAAATACTTTAGGTGGATTTACTAATGCAACAATTACTCCTACAGGATTTCATTTTTTTAATACTGGTGGTGGAAATTTTGTAGCTGATACAACTTTTAAATTATATGGAGTAAAATAATTATGGCAAAAGAAATATCAATTAATGTTCAAACTGGAAATGTAGTTGAAAGAGAATTAACTACTGAAGAAATAAATCAGTTAAAAACACAGCATGATGAAATGGTAAAAACTAAAGAAACTGAAGAAAAAGCTAAAGCTGAACACGATAAATTAAAAGCTAGTGCTAAAGCAAAACTTATAGCTGGTGAACCTTTAACCGAAGAGGAGGCAAACACAATAGTGTTGTAATATTATGGCCACGATAGATTTAGGAAGATTAGGATTTGTAAACAAAGGTACTTATAACAATAGTACAACTTACGAAAAAAATGATTTAGTACAATTTACTGATAATGCTATTCTATCTACTTACTTATACATAGATAGCACAGCTCAATCTGGTCAAGCTCCATCATCATCTGGTACTGTTGGATCAAGATGGGTGTTCTTTGCTAAAGGTGTAGCTGATAGTTTAGCTAGTGCTGGTAACAATAAAGTAATTGTTACTAATGCAAGTGGACAAGTAACTCCATTATCTATTGGTTCTGCATCACAAGTATTAAAAGTAAACTCTGGTGCAAATGGATTTGAATTTGGTCAAGGAGGATTAATAAAACAAGTAGTAACACATACCGATACAACTGATTATACTTTATCAGTTACAGGAAACAGTACACCAACTGCTGGTGCAACACTTGGAACAATTACTCCAACAAGTACATCTAGCAAAATAATTTGTAATTTTTTTGTTGGTATTATTGCTGGGCCAGATAATGGGCCAAGTGGTACTTTTATTCAAATTTTTAGAAGTATTAATGGTGGTTCTTATTCAACAGTTGCAGAAACAAATGGTACGATTGCTGGTGGTGGTGGTTCACGAAATGTATTTTCTGGCGATTGGGATTTGACTGGTGATGCTAACAGAGGTATCTCTGGTGGTTTTGGTGCTACATTCGTAGATACATCATACAACAGTACAAACGCAGTAGCATATAAACTTTATGTTGGTTGTGGGGATAGTGGTTCTTACACTTACTATATTAATAGACCAAAAAATGGATTTTCAGCAACATATAACAATGGAAGTAGAACGACATCAGTTCTAACAGAGGTATAATAATATGAAAGCAGAGGCTATACTTAATCTTTACTCAAAAGTAAAAACAGTAGAAAATGATAGTGATGGAAACATAAGAGCATTTGATATTGATGGTAATGAAATTTCTATTGACATGAATGCTGTAAATACAAAAGCAACAGAATTACAAACAGAACAAGATAATACTATTCAAGCAAAGATAGATTTAAAAGCTAGTGCTAAAGCAAAGTTAATTGCTGGTGAACCTCTTACAGAGGAAGAGGCAGATACAATAGTATTGTAGTTATGCCATGGGAAGAGTTACTAAAAAAGCAACAGTACAAAGTGTAACTCTAAAACACATTAACGAAAAGCTAGATCACATCCATAAAGATCTAGATCAAAATACAAAAGACATCGTAGAATTAAAGCAGCAAGTTGCTATGGGCCGAGGTGGTCTTAAAGTGATCTTCTATATTGGAGCTATAATTTCTATAATAATAGGAGGTTTAAAAATTGGAAAATTTATATAATGGAATATGTACTTGTACTAATACTATGCTCATCTGTGGCCAACTCTTGTTTGCCTCCACACATATATCCTAATACATTTCCAGATGCCTACAGCTGCATGGTGCAAGGCTATCAAAGCTCACTAGATAAAACTATACAGATTGGCCCAGAGGATATTAACTCTGGTGAAATGTATATTAAGTTTGGATGTAACCCTCAAGAAATCAAGAAAGGAATATCAACATGATACAAGGATTAACTGCTCTAATGCCTATACTAAATAAGGCTATAGATTTAGTTCCAGATAAAAACAAAATAGCAAAACAAAAAGCTGACATAGAAAAAGAATTAATGAAAGCTCTTGTTGATGTAGATAAAGAACAAGCAAAAATTAATAGAGCTGATGCTCAAGCTACAGGAGCTTTGTCCTGGATACAAAGATTATGGAGGCCATGCCTAGCCTGGGTATGTGTCCTGGCATTTGCATTTCAATTTTTAGTTATACCAATTACAAATTGGTGGTGTGCTATGAAGGGTACAACAATACATTTACCTACTCTTGATAGCTCAACTTTAATGACAGTATTGTTTGCCTTACTTGGTATGACAGGAGCAAGATCTTTTGATAAGTTAAAAAAAATTAACAACAAGAAATGAGGATAAAGTTAATTATGTTTTTAGTTGTTTATTGGGTATGCATAGTAGGAGCTACAACAAATATTTTATGAGGTGTTATGAATTATTATTTTACAGGCTGCTTAATTGTAGCAATGGTATTGTTAGCCTTATGTGGAGGGCCACCTAACTACTAATGAGAAGATTAGATTTATCAGATAAGACACCGGTGTCCATGCCATTCAAGAATTTAATTTCTATTGTTAGTGCTTGTCTTGTTGGAGCCTGGTTTGCTTTTTCTGTAGTAGAAAGATTAAACATAATTGAAACAGAACAAAAGTTAATGTTGTCAGATTTAAAAAAAGCTAATGAATTTATTGTAGGTGTACCTAAAGGTAATATGGTATCCCCACAAATAAATGAGTTATTCATGTTGGTGGAATTCATCAGTAGTAATCAAGAGAAGTTAAAAGAAAATGTAGAGGAAGAAATACCAGAGATAAATAAACTACGATTAAAGGTAGAGTTCTTGGAAGATAGGCTAGAAAAATCAGAGAAGATAATTGATAAATTAAGAAATGGACATTGAAATATTATGGAAGAAATTGTGATAGCTCTAATACTTATACTTAATGGCAATGTCATTGAACACACTTATAAGGGGAAGATGAGTGATTGTTTGAAATCTAAAAGATTGGCAATGAGAGAAGTGAACCCAGAGAATGTTAGATTTACTTGTACTAAAACTAAAGCATTAACTGAAATTTATTTAGGTGAGAAGAAGATAGTTAAATTGTTGGAGGGTAATTAGATGGCAATGGTAGAAAGAAAAGAAACTAAATATGTAGTAATACATTGTGCTGATACTCCAGCTGATATGGATGTAGGAGCTGCTGATATTAGAAGATGGCATGTAGATGAAAGAGGCTGGGATGATCTGGGTTACCATTGGATAGTGAGAAGATCTGGGCAGTTGGAACCTGGCCGAGATCAAAGACTACAGGGTAGTCATGCCCTTGCAGTTAATAGTAAAAGTATAGGTGTGTGCCTAGTGGGAAGAGGCGATAACTTTACAGAAGATCAGATGTACACACTTCATAATGTAATACAAACAATAAAAGATATGCACCCAGAAATAGAAGTCATTGGACATTCAGATGTGGAACCAAAGAAACCACATTGTCCAGGATTTAATGTAAAGGAATGGTATCAAGATGAGTTCATCGGCTAAAGGTTATTCAAGAGTATTAACCATATCAGATCTTCATTGCCCCTGGGAGCATCCGGATGCATTTGATTTTTTAAAAGCATTAAAGAAAAAGATTAAACCAGATTTTGTTTTGAACCTGGGTGATGAGGCTGATGCTCATGCTCTATCAATGCATGATAGTGATCCAGATCTTATGTCAGCTGGTGATGAGCTGATAGCTGCTAAAAAGAAACTACATAAATTAGAAAAAATTTTTCCAGAAATGACACTACTACATTCTAATCATTCATCATTAATATATAGAAGAGCATTGAAACATGGAATGCCAAGAGCTTACTTAAAAAATTATAATCAGTTTTTAGATGTAGGCCCAGGATGGAAATGGGTAGATGATATTACAATACCATTATCAGATGGATCTAAAGCATTTGCTACACATGGGATGTCAGCTGATGGATTAAAACTTGCTATGCAATATGGCCTTCATACAATCCAGGGCCATTTTCACAGTAAGATGAATATACAATACTTCTCAAATCCTTCTTCATTAATATGGTCAATGCAATGTGGCTGCCTCACAAAACAATCAAGTCTTGCCTTTGAGTATGCTCGTAATTTTAAAATGAGATTTGTTATTGGAACAGGAGCTGTCATTGATGGACAACCTAAACTTTATATTATGAGATTAGATAAAGATAATCGGTGGGATGGTACTATAGTCTAATGGCTAAACAAAAGTTTACTCATTTTGTACCAAGAGAAAAACCAAAAAAAAGAAAGGGTGTTCATACAAAAAGTTTAAACAAACATAAAAAATTACAAGCTAAAAAATCTAGATACAAAGGACAAGGAAGATGACAGCTAAAGCAGATTGGAAAGAAGTAGTACAGGAATTAAAAGACCAGGTAAGGGTACTCAAGGATGAGAAGGCAGAGCTACAATCAAGTGTTAAAGAAAAAGAAAGTGCATTGAAAAGATCAACACAAAAATTAGAGAATGCTACAGAAGATTTAGATGCAGCTAATCAAGAGATAGAACAATTAAAAAAACCAAAAGAAGATGAAATCAGTAACGATAAATAACACAAAATATTTTTTTAAGAAATTAACCTGGTTTGATATTCTTGGTGATAGCACAATCAGTAGTGAGAATGAGTTTGATAATATGAAGTGTGCAGAGATAATAACAGAGGGTTATATCTATGACATCTTTGAGGAGGATGGTAGAGAGTTTGTAAGAACCTTTGCATCTTACCAGGTAAAAGACAATGAGTTCGGATTTGGTGATAGAAACTGTTATCCCATAGAAGTCTTTAATAAACGCAGCCAGAAAGCCATCAGAGAGGCCCACAGATTAACATTAAGAGGGTAGCTAGTATGATTGGGTGTATAGAAACTAAACCTTCTGTATAGGCTTTATATTCAATTTAAAGGGTAAGTGTATTATTTGTTCTCTATTGCACCTAATAAACCAGCACAATAGCTACCAAACACTACATAACCATGGTAAAAAAATCTATCTAGCTCTACTCCATTCTTGTTTAGAATGGTTCTATGTTGGAAAAGATTATGCTCATGTGGATCCTGGCATTGCTCTTCTGTAACCTGGACAGGATGCATCATATATAATTCAGATCCTACACCTAGATATAAAACTAGAATAGCAAGTTTCATTCTGTCTTACAAAGATGTACGAGCTGCGTAATTATCTCTTGAATTCTATCCTTTAGTTTTGTTATAATCTTGTCTTTTATTTTTACATTTTCATACAAGGCTACAACCTCTTGTTCTTTTTTAGATAGTTTAGTTTGTAACTCACCATTCAAATCTTTATGGCCCTTATTAATTACAAGTAGATTATCTCTTTCTTCTGACAATCTATCTATCTCTTTTTCTAATCCAGAAAAATCTAGATCCTTATGTTTTTTTAATCCTTCATTCATTTTTTTTACCTCATTCTCAAAAGAAATATCTGTTCCATGATCTTTCTCTTTCTTATAAGTTTTAGTTACCATCACTATTCTCTGTTGGATTTTTAATAAACAAGTGTTCTATCTTATCTCTATGAGTTTCAAACCACAGCTCTTCAAATGGTCTAATCTCTACATCACTTGGGAACATAGGATTGTGTTCTAGCTTTTGTAACTCTGGACTACTAGCTGTATAAAACTTTTGATAAGGTTCTATACCATCTTGAGTACCAGGAATTGTTATACAAATAACATCTTCTGTGCCATCAAAAGCCTCTATCAATCCTTTAATAAATTCTTTTCTAAATCTGCTTTTGTATAACTTCATCATAATATTTCTATACCTCTTGGTTTAGCTGGATGTACTTTAATATGATTATCTCTTTCTAATAACCTTAACATGCGATGCACATTTGAATGTACACATCCCATGTGTTTAGCTATCTCTCTTACTGTAGGAGGTACTCTATCTTTTTTGTAATAGACCTTAATGTAATCTAAAACCTTTAACTGTTTTTTAGTTAGCATTACTGTCGCCATCATTCACCTCCTTTTTATCTTTAATTATTTTATTAAGTGCTGATTTTAAATATGAGCAACGAATAAAGATTTGATCACCAGCTGTAGGTAATTCTTCTCTACAATTTTCCCAATTATTTTTTTGAGCATTTTCTTGATCTTCTATTTTAGCTAGTCTTTGTTGTGGTGTTAGCTTTGCATCTTTAGAAATAGCATTCATTTTATCTCTTTGTTCTTTAGAATACTTAATCCATTTATTATCTGCTGGTGTAGGTTCAGAAGATACAGCTGCATTACCATCATCGTCATCACTAGGTAATCCATAGATAGCTTGTAAAGAATATCTCTTGGCATAAGTAATCGCAGATCCTAAAGCATGTGCATCAGTAAAATCAGATTTTTTAGGAATGATTAAGTATCTAGATTTAATTACAGCATCACTATCACTATGCATTAAACTTGTTGTTACATACATAGTAGTATCAATTACACCTTCAATGATTTGTTTTTGATAATCAATAGTTTGTGTAAATGCCAATCCAAACTTGGCCCCTTCATTAGCAGCTGCTATTACATCTTCAAGTGTTGCATAACTTGATTTAAAAAAAGTATTTTTTTTAGTTCTCTTTGCAACATTAGCCTCTTCTTGAAATTTAGCTAAAGCATCTACTATATTTTTAGTGTTGAGTTTCGTCATCGTCATTTCCTTCTGGTTCTTCTGGTTCATTTATTACTCCTTTGTCCACATGAATTGTGAATATTTGATTTTGCATTTTAAGACCTTCAATGGCTGCCATAGCCACATACTCAATAAGCTCCTCAACAAAAGGAACCTCAAGTTCAAGACCGGTCTTTTCATAAATCTTGTTTCTAACTTTCCTGGCACTTTCTTTTCTTGCCAATAGATAGGCATTAATCTGAAAGTATTTTCTTGGATCATCATCCATTCATATCCTTTATGGTAAACCTTCTAGTTATTGTAGGAGCTGCACCTTCAACTTTAATTGTTTTAGTTTTAGCTCTTTCATAAGTAGAATGATTGATCATATATCCCTGGCATTCAGCTTTCTCATGCTCACCCAGGATCTCTTTTATTCTTATTGATACTGTGTCCTGGATTTTTTTAGATGCTTTGATTGCTTTATCAGCAGATAGATAATCATCTATTAATTGTGGTAGTTCATTATTTTTATTAAAGTTAATTACATCTTTAGATCCATTACCTTTGAAGATCCTTGATGCCTCTTTTGTATTAGCAGCTGCGTAGTGTAGCTTATCACCTTGCATGATACCATCAACTCTATGCCAAAATTCTACAGCAGCATTAATTAACTTATCTTGTATTTCTTTATTTGGTTTATAAACAAACCATTGTAACTCCCATCCCTTAACTAACCTAACCAAGATGGCATAGTTATAACCGGTAGTTAAGAGTTGGGCCTGTACCTGGAGTTTATAAATTTCAGATACATCATCAGAGGCAGCCCCAGAATAATTTTTAATCTCAATCACACCCTTACCATTTAAGCTGTGGGAGCTTTTAGAATGGTCAATTAAGTTTAAAGTTGTATCAAGACGCATTTCTGCATCCAGGGAGCTGCCTATTTTTCCACCATCAACCTCATAGAAATATGCTTTGTCCGGAACACTTATATTTAGAGGGAGCTTTCCTTGTTCAGCACAAATGAAATGAAGTTCATCGTGAAATAGTTTAAGTATTGCCGGTTCTAAAAAAGTACCAGCTTTAACTTTAGGTAAGTTAGCTATGTCATTTGTAGCCTCCTGTCCTTGTAAGGCATTGATTGCCTTTTCCAACTCATCATTCGGTGAGCTGAAACCTATATAACCTTGATCGGTTAAAACTAAATTAGGGATAGAGCTAGATCCTATCTCTCTTCTGGCATAAGAAGTTAATTTCATTATATGCCTCCCATCATTCCATAGTATGCAGCACACTTATCTGACAACGCACACATAACTATAGTGAAAAAATACATTGCAACTAACATTAAAAGAAATGTTATGCACTCGGCAGCAAACTTGATTTGCTCTTTATACTTTTTAATCAACTGTATCATCTTTACTCCTTTTTAATTGGTGTCTAAATGACCTTGTATAGTTTATCTTTTAGACACATATTGTTTCTATTACAGATGAACATTAACAGAACATCTATTTACATAATTCCTTACAGTAGAAGGATACCATTCACCATTTCTAACTGTAGGAATTCCTCTTGCATTTAGAGCTTTTGCAATTTCAGATAATGTAGTTACACCATATTTTTTAAGATCTAATATAATGTTATTAACAGATCTAGCTTTCTCATCTGCTAACAATTTCTTTTTAGCATTACCTTTTCTTGCAGCTTGTTTTAAGTTTTTAGTGTTACCTAAAACAACTCCTCTTTTTTTTGCCTGGGCCAAAGCAGATTTAGTATTCTTTCTTAAAGTATCTAAATACTGTTCAGCTACAGCAGCCAAAACTTGTATCGTAAATTTATTTACTGATGGCATATCGCAACATACAAACTCAATCTTACTTTCCATAAGTGATGCTGTGAATGCCAGGTTACGAGATAGTCTATCAAGTCTAGCAATAACTAAAGTTGCTTTTTCTTTTTTACATAACTCCAGGGCCTGTGTTAATTGTGGTCTATCATTTCTAGATCCACTTTCTTCTTCCTGGAATACTTGCAGCAGCTCATCATTTTTAACAAACTCATTAATAGTTTGTAATTGATCAGCAGATCCATAACCTTCCTTGCCTTGCTTATCTGTACTAACTCTAGTGTAGCCTACATACTTCTTCATTGTACTAACTCCCTTCATTGTTGGTCTTATATTGTTCATATACCAAATATATATATGCGATATATAAATATCAAGAGTTAAATTAATAAAAAGGAAAAAAAATATGCAACCTAAATTAACCCCACTTTTCCTTAATATTTCAGCAGATTTAAAGAGTAAGCTAAAGATCCAGGCTAAAAAAGAGAGGATCCCTATGGTTACTTTGATCAGCGAGGTATTGGAATTTGGATTACCAAAAAGAAATCAAATCAAAAAACAAATCATAGGAGCAAGAAAGTGAATGCTTACAGTAACATCATTATTTTCTGGAATTGGTGGAATAGATCTTGGATTAGAAATGACAGGACATTTCAAGACAGAGCTGTTTTCAGAATTAGATCCCTTTTGTCAAAAAGTTTTAAAAAAGCATTGGCCCAATGTTCCAATCATTCCAGATGTGAGGGATATAGATGGTAAAGAAATTAGATCCGATGTCATTGTGGGAGGATTTCCTTGCCAACCCTTCTCTGTTGCCGGAAAACAAAAAGGCAAAAATGATGAAAGACACTTATGGCCAGAAATGTTTAGAATTATTAAAGATGCAAAACCATCAATCGTTATTGGCGAAAATGTGCCAGGCCTTATTAATGTACAAATGGCACTCGGAGCTTGTATCTCTGACTTGGAAAGCGAAGGTTACGAAGTACAACCTTTTATATTACCAGCTAGTGCAATCAATGCCCCACACCGAAGATACAGAGTGTTCATCATCGCTATGGCCAACCCCAACAGCAATGACAGGAGGTCAAGGAGTAGCTCCAAGCCACAAAACAGGAAAACATGGATGGAACATAGGAGCAGCTGTACAAGACAGTTTATCAAAGAACCCTATAAAGATGTGGCACACACCAACAGCCTCGGATCACATGACACGATCAGAAACAGCTTTGAAAAATCATTATTTGAAAAACAGGAAAGGCAGAAAAGAGCATTCAACATTATCGGATCAAGTGAGGTTTCCTCCACCCAAACAAATGTGGCCAACTCCAAGAGCAGCAATAGGTATGACAATGAAGTTATCAGAGAACATGGCAAAATTACGACACAAAAAATATTTGGAAACAGAAGTAGCTTTTCAAGAGAAAGCTCCTGGTTCTCATCTGAACCCAATGTGGGTAGAGTGGCTAATGGGGTTTCCGATAGGGTGGACAGAATTAAATCCCTCGGAAACGCAGTTGTACCCCAACTCGCATACGCAATCGGACAATGCATCATTCAAGCAATCAAACAAGAAAGAGAGTAAATAAAATGGCAGATAAAATAAATCCAGATCACTACAAAGATAATCCTATAGAAACTTGCGATGCTATCTTTTCACAATTAACAGAGGCAGAGAAGATTGGAGCTTGTAAGTTTAATATAGCTAAATACATTTTTAGATCCGGTAAAAAAGTTAAGGGCCTAAATGGATACAGGGATGATGTTGGTAAGGCCCATTGGTATGTTGAAAGATTACTCAAAGAGCTAACTGATATGATCAAGACAAGACAAGCTAATAAACAATCCGATAACCAGGATATGGAAAGAGATCTTACTGAACAGGAATTACAGGAGCTGCTTAACCCAGGAGCTGTAATTAAATTCAAAAGAAGAAAGAAGGAGGATAAAGATGACAAGAATTCCAAATAATGTAATCAAACCACCTAAAGGTTATGAGTATGTACAACGAAGATCTGTACCTATTGTTCAAATTAAAAGAACAACACAGCCAGATGATACAAAGATAAGGATCAGCTATCTTGAAAGTAAATTAGATAAGATCATGGATGAGCTGCGAGTATTGAAGAGAAGAGATAAGTACAAACCTAAACCAAACGAGAGAGCTAAACGAGTATGGATTTCAGATATACTTGAGGCTGTTTGTGATTACTATGAAATGACACCAGCTGCCATACAATCTGCGAGTAGGCTTTCAGATATTGTAAGAGTTAGATCTGTATTTATAAACTTATGCAATGCACTTACTCATGGATCTTATTCTGCGATAGGTAGAATGTGTGGTAACAGAGATCATACAACAATCATTCATCATGTAAGATTAAAAAGAGATAAGACTAATTGCTGGAGTATTAAAAAGGAATTAGGATTAGAGCTGTGGTCAGATTTTGGCAAACTTGAGGCAGAATTAAAGTCTAAAGCAGAACCAGATAATGAATGACAAAAAAGAAAGCAGATTATGGTAAGGGCAAGACACCTGGAGCATTCTGTGTTCTGCCCCAAAGAGCTGTCATAGATCCTAGGTTCAAGACTTATCCTCGGACATTTATGATCCTGGCTTGTCTAGGTAACTACACATCAAGAACCGGTGTGTGTTGGCCTAATCAGATTACTATTGCTAAAAACTTACACATCACCCAATCAACTGTATCCAAGCACATACAGAAACTAATTGAATGGGGTTACATAAGATATGCGAAGAAACATCCTGGATTAAAAGGTAACAAATACTTTATGGTGTTTGATCCTAAAGTTAAGGAAGAGGATGCGAAGGCTATAGCTACAGTAAATGATAGATCCTTTGAAGAGAAGATAACTATTCCGAAAGGCCCCCTTATGAATAAAAACAGTAATGGCAAATATTCCTCTAGAGGGAATAATAAGAAAGATACTAACAAGGTAGATATTCCTTCTAGTGAATATGTAGATATTCCTCTAGACCGACTACATAACACTCCAACTAACAATATATCTATTCTTAATACGAGTAGATTAATTATGAATAGTTATGTTAAATTCTGTAGAGAAATATTCGGACAGCATAAAGTTTACGATATTAAGCAAGAAGATTTGGTAAAGAGTTGGTTACATAAAGGTTTGCATCCGGATACAGCCATTGCCAAGATCAGAACCACAATACAATGGAGGAAGGATAATAGGTATGATTGCCCTGGATCTATCTATTTCTTTAAGCCTATATTCTTTAAGGAACAGAAGGATAATAACGCATTAGATATACAGAAGATGATAAAGAAACTAGCTAACAAGAAGAAGATGCCATGGAAATAGAATTATTTACAAAGCCTAAAGGTTCGTATATGATTTGTACTGTAAATAATTGTTTGGTATTGGGGCAGAAATCTAGCTTTTTATTTTATAAAAAGTTAAGCACCCCTTCCTCCCCCTGGGTGCGTATATATATAGGGGGGTATCACACAATTTTTTTACAGAAAAAACATGAAACAAACAAGTGAGGAAATATATGACAAAACCAATATCCAGCAACAGAGGATTTAAGTTTTTTAAAGCTGCATCTATTCCAGAAGGATTAGAAGTAATTATAGAAACTTGGCCTGGTGCTGATTACAATAAAGACACAGGAAAGTATGTTCCGGTTCCAGGTAGATTAGATACAAAGATCTATAGGAAAGATGAAACCAAAGAATATAAAAAAGGTGAGGCTATTTTATTCTTTAACACATTTGAGAATAAAGATGAGGAACCCCCTGTCAATCTAGCAGCTGAACAAGCTGATACGAAAGAAGAAATGGATGACGCAATCCCCTACTAAAAAGAGGATTATAAAACCCCCTCTGGATCGGTTCGGTGGTGTCCGAGTGGTTCAGAGGAGGATTAGAAAGTCCGAAGTCATAGAGCATAACAAAGATAATGTTGCTCAAGAATTGATTGATATAGCTACTGCGAATATTGATGAGATAATGGATTGGGATGATGAAGGTAATGTTACTATTAAGGATCCTAAAAATATTTCAAAGTCAGCAATCAAAGCTATAAAAAAAATTAAAGTAACACCAACAAAGATGGGGCCACAGTTAGAAGTAGAGCTGCATGATAAAGTTGGAGTGTTAAGAGTATTAGCTAAAGCATCTGGATTATTAGAACCAGAGCAAGATGTAGATAGACCGAGTGTAGTACAAATAAACATGAGTGGGCCGGAAGAACCTAAAATAGTGGAGGCAGAGAATGTTGAGGTTAATGAACCACAAGGAAGTGGAACAGATCCAAGTAGCAATGCTCAAGAACAAGTTGAGTGATCGTGAGTGTGCGAGGAAATGTGGTAGAAATGTGAAAGATTATAGAGATATAGTCTTTAGAAGAAAGCAAGAAGATGACACTAGAATTCAATCAATAGTAAAGGCAATCACAAATGAGTAATGCAATAGCAAATCTAAATCTAGACTTTAGTACATCCCCTACTGTTTGGAAATTTTTAAATGATAAAAGTTTTGTAAGAGGATTAATGGGGCCGGTAGGTTCCGGCAAATCGTATGCTTGTGCAGCAGAGATTATGATCAGAGCTGTTAATCAAGTACAAAGCCCTCGTGATGGGATCAAGTATTCTAGGTTCGTAGTAGTTCGTAATTCTTATCCGGAGTTGAGGACAACTACTATTAAAACATGGCAAGAGTTATTTCCAGAGAACATTTGGGGTGCATTTAGATGGTCACCTCCATTAACACATCACATTAAATTACCAGCTAGAGATAATGCTCCAGGTATAGATTGTGAAGTTATCTTCCTGGCCCTTGATCAACCTAAAGATGTTAGAAAGTTATTATCAATGGAATTGACAGGAGCATGGGTGAATGAGGCTAGAGAGCTGCCTAAAGCTGTTATAGATGGATTAACACACAGAGTTGGAAGGTATCCTACATTATCAGATGGTGGAGCAAAACCCTGGCGAGGAATTATTATGGATACGAACCCAATGGATGATGATCATTGGTGGTATAATTTAGCAGAGAAAGAAAAGATGAGAGGTAAGTATGCCTGGAAGTTTTATAAGCAGCCAGGAGCTGTTGAAGAGGCTACAGAAAATGAGTTACCAGAAAATCCAGAGGCTAATGGTTTTGTTTATGCAGCAAACAAATGGTGGGTAACAAATCCTAATACAGAAAATAAAAAAAATTTAACAGCTGGTTATTATGAACAAACATTACTTGGTAAGAATGCTGATTGGATTAGATGCTATGCCCAGGGTAGATATACTTATGTTCAAGAAGGTAAGCCTGTCATGGGTGAGTATGATGATACTTTGATGACAGAAGAATATTTAGAACCAGATATTCAATATCCTATCCAGGTAGGTGTGGACTTTGGTTTAACTCCAGCTGCTATCTTTGGCCAGAAGTTACCTAATGGACAATGGCGAATACTCCATGAGCTTGTAACATTTGATATGGGATTAGAAAGATTTGGTTATATGTTAAAAGGTGAATTAGAAACAAGATTTCCAAAGTACGATGTATTAGTTTGGGGTGATCCAGCTGGTATGAAAAGGGATGAGATCTTTGAAGTTACTGCATTTGATCATTTAAGAACAATAGGATTAGTTGCTAGACCAACTGCTACAAATGATTTTAGAGTTCGTAGAGAGGCTGGTGCAGCTCCAATGAATAGGTTAATCCAAGGTAAGCCTGGATTGTTAGTTGATAAAAGATGTAAGCGATTACGAAAAGCATTGAATGGTGGTTATCATTTTAAAAGAGTTCAAATATCTGGTGGTGAAAGATACAAAGATCAACCTAATAAAAATGAACATTCGCATGTCGGTGATGCTTTTATGTATTTACTATTAGGTGGTGGTGAACATAAACGATTAACAAGAGGTGGTAATAAAAACTTTTCAGCATCAGTAGCTAGTGCAGATTTTGATATATTTGCATGATCAAAAAATATTTAATTAAAGTTTGGCAGATCGGTGAAATGAGTTTGCTAGAAGAAAGAATTATAGAAGTAGAAGATGATAAATGGAAAGGCATTGTATTACATCAACCAGGAACCAGAGCAACAGCAGAAGAAATAAATGAACCTACAGAAACTAGAACAGATATTCAAGATCCAGGGAACAAAGATTAGTGTAGTTCCTTTTAGATCTTACTTGCTAAACCTTATGGATCTAAATGAATTTGATACATTAAATTTATCTCAAACTAATTATCTTGATTATATAGATGCAGCATCACAGCAAGGTTATGGTTATTGTGTTATTGATGATGGTAAGCCTATGTTATGCTTTGGTGTAGTTCCTTATTGGCCTGGAGTTGCAGAATTATGGTTAATACCTGATAAAAAAAAAATTTCAGAACATAAAATAAAATTTCATAAAGGTGCGTTAGAGTTTATGAAACTAGCAGCTGCTGATCTAAAATTAAAAAGATTACAAGTAACTGTCAGTTCTTTAAATGTTTCTGCTCTCAAATGGATAAAAGCAATGTATTTTGTAGAAGAAGGAATTTTAAAACATTATGGTGTTGATAATTCTAACTATGTAATGTTTGCGAGGTATTTTTAAATTATGGGATCATTGTTCAAGCCACCTAAATATACACCACCACCAGAGGTGAATAGATCTAATGAATTATTAGATGAAAGGGAAGAAAGAGCTGATGCTAGAGAAAAATCAGAAAAAAGAAAGATCGCTGCAAGATCTAGATCTCGTAGAGTAAATTCAAGAATGTTATTTTCAGATGAAAGAAACAATCCAGCATTAGGAGTTACGAATAATATGACACCAACAGTAGCTAATCGTAATCCTTATGATACAGAGAAGAGGTACACATAATGGGAGGATCACCAGCAAGAGTAATTAAAAAAACTATTTCTAGAGTTACCGGTGGAGGTTCATCGCCAGGTGCATCTGCAACATCTGAAATTCAAGATAGAAGAAAAGAAGTTGTTAAAGAAACAGCAGCCGAAGGTAAAAAATTAGTTAGAAGAAAAGTTGGTGGAAGAAAAAGAAGAAATGTATCTACTCTAACTAATTATGCTGCATCAACACAATTAGGTGAAACATCAGTTAGAAATCCAAGAGATACTAAAACAAAATTAGGAGCTTAAATGTCAGATAGAGAAACTCCAGAATATAATAGAAACCCTCGTTTCATAAAATTAAAAAATAATTGTGAGTGCAATGGTGATTGTAAATGCAAAAATGATGAAAAAAAAAGAGAGGAAAATAAATAATGTCTAAACCTGGATTATACGCAAACATAAATGCAAGAAAGAAAAAAGGAATTAGTAGATCTAAAAAGAATTCTACTATTTCAGATAAGGCATATAAAAATATGAAAGCTGGATTTCCAAGATCTAAAAGAAATAAAGGATTAGTTTAATGCCTAATGTAGCTGGTAAGAAATATCCTTATACAAAAGCCGGAAAAAAAGCAGCTAAAAAAGCAAAGAAAAAAATGAGTAGAAAAAATAGAAAAAAAGGATTGGTTTATTAATTATGTACAAAATGAAAATGAAAAAGAAGAATACTTTAAAAGGTAATCAAAAAAAATTAGATGCTAATAAAGATGGAAAAATAAGTGGTAATGATTTTGCTTTATTAAAAAATAAAAAAAAACAAAAGGCAACAGTATGATGATTTTTCAAAAAACTCCTAGTGAGTGGAAAGCATTAGAATTACATTACAGAAGAGAATGGATCTGCTTTGTTGTTGGATTTATTTTAGGAGCTGTAATATTCTAATGGTAGCTAAAAGATTTCAAGATCCATCTGGTGGTTTAAATGATGCTGGTAGAGAAAAGTTTGGAGTAAAAGCTCCTGTATCTTCTGGCAAGAACCCTAGAAGAATATCTTTTGCTGCGAGATTTTCAAAAGTTAAAGGGCCATTAATGAAAGATGGAAAACCAACAAGATTAAAACTTGCTTTAAAAAAATGGGGATTTGCATCTAAAGAGGCAGCTGCTAGTTTTGCATCTAATAATAAGGCATCAGCATGATGTATTTAAAACCAGAAGAAATTTTAAAAAGGCATAAGAAAGCATTTGGTGCAAAAGAAAATTGGCGAACAATTTATGAAGAGTGTTATCAATATGCTTTACCCCAAAGAAATTTATATGATGGTTATTATGAAGGTAACATTCCTGGACAACATAAAATGTCTAGAGTGTTTGATAGTACAGGGATACATTCTGTTCAAAGATTTGCTAATAGAATTCAATCTGGTTTATTTCCTCCTTATAAAAAATGGTGTAGAATGGAACCTGGTAATGATATTCCAGAAGAAAGAAAAGGTGAAGTACAACAAGCTCTTGATTTATATTTAGATAAATTATTTGCAGTATTAAGACAAAGTAATTTTGATTTAGCTATTGGTGAATTCTTATTAGATCTATCAGTTGGTACAGCTGCAATGTTAATTCAGCCTGGCGATGATTTAAACCCTGTAACATTTACTCCTGTTCCTCAATATTTAATTGCATTAGAAGAAGGGCCTAATGGTACAGTTGATAATGTATATAGAAGATTAAGAGTTACCGGTGATGCTGTTGCTAGACAATTCCCTGGTGCAAATATTTCACCAGAGTTACAAAGAATAATAGATGATAAACCACAGGAAAAAATAGAGTTTTGTGAGGCAGTAGTAGTAGATCCAGAAAGAAAAGATTTTTGTTATCATGTTATCCATGAAAAAACTAAAACAGAATTAGTTTATAAAAGAATGGATCAATCACCATGGATAGTAAGTAGGTATATGAAAGTTCCAGGTGAGGTAATGGGAAGAGGCCCCCTAGTTACAGCATTACCAGATATTAAAACATTAAACAAAACTTTAGAATTATTATTAAAAAATGCATCATTAGCAATCTCTGGAATTTATACAGCAGCTGATGATGGTGTATTAAATCCAAACAACATTAGAATTACTCCAGGTGCAATTATTCCTGTAGCTAGAAATGGTGGGCCTCAAGGTGCATCATTGGCCCCTCTTCCAAGAGCTGGTGATTTTAATGTATCTCAAATTGTTATTAATGATTTAAGAATGAATATTAAAAAAACATTATTAGATGATACTTTACCTCCAGATAATATGTCAGCTAGATCTGCAACTGAAATTGTAGAAAGAATGAAAGAGTTAGCTCAAAACATGGGAGCTGCATTCGGAAGATTAATTACAGAAACAATGGTTCCAATAATTCGTAGAACATTATTTATTATGGATGAAAAAGGATTGATACAATTACCTCTAAAGATAGATGGATTAGAGGTTAAAGTAGTACCAATATCACCTCTTGCTAAAGCTCAAAATTTAGAAGAGGTAAATGAGGTCATGCAGTTTTTCCAAATTGCTAACTCGTTAGGCCCTGGTGGGGTGGCTGAAATAAAACCGGATGCTATTGCTGCATTCGTTGGTGATAAACTTGGCATACCAGCTAGTTTAAGAAACAGCGAAGAAGAAAAGCAACAGATCCAACAACAAGCTATGGCTATGCAGCAACAGATGATGATGCAGCAGCAACCACCTGGGAATGAGCAAACTCCTCAAGATCAAGATCAAGCTCCTCCTCAAGAAGAACCAGCTATGGCTTTAGAGGCAGAGGCTAGATCTTAATGGCAGATATTAATACTCCAGGATGGGAAGGATTAAATACTCTTGATGTTCATCGTAAAGATGATCAGCTAGAATTAGATAAGGCTTATGCTAGAACATTTGAAACAGAAGAGGGAAAAAAAGTTTTAGAACATTTAAAATCTAAAACACTTGATCAACCAACTTGGATACCAGGATCTGAAACATCTTTTGGCTTTGCTAGAGAAGGACAGAATTCTGTTGTGCGAGATATATTAATGAGAATAGAAAGGGCAAAAAATGAGTAGTGAAGAAATAAAAAATGAAGAAAGTTTAATTGGTGATGCTCCGGCTGTAGAACCGGTAGAACCTAAACCAGAGGAAACAACAATTCCTCATAAAGAAGAAGAGCAAACTAATACAACTCCTCAAGAAGAAAAAACAGAGGAAGTAAAATTAGAAAAACCAGATTACATTGAAGATAAATTCTGGGATGAGAAAGAAGGAGTTAAGACAGAAGATTTGAGTAAGTCATATACTGAATTACAAAAACAATTTTCTATGGGAAAACATAAAGCTCCTAAAGAATATGATATGTCAGCTTTAGAGGATATAGATGAGGATGATGAATTAGCATCTTATTTTAAAGATTGGGCAAAAGAAAACAAACCAACTCAAGCTGCATTTGATAATCTTGTAAATAAATTTAAAGAATTATCTGTAGCTCAAGCAGAAGAAGATAGTATTAATATTGATGAAGAGAAAAAAATACTAGGGCCTAATGCTGATCAAATTATAAAAGGTATTACTACTTGGGGCCAAGGATTAGTATCTAAAGGTATATGGTCAGATGCTGACTTTGAAGAGTTTAAAATTTTTGCAGCTACAGGAAATGGCATTAATGCTTTAAATAAAGTTCGTAAGTATTATGGTGAACAAACTATACCTACAGCTCCTATAGATGTTGAAGGGCAACCATCTAAAGAAGAGTTATATAGTTTAGTAAATGATCCTAAATACAAATCAGATCCAGCTTTTAGAAGAAAAGTTGAAGAACAGTTTGCTAGAGCATTCCCTGGTACTGCAACATCAACAGGCGAAATCTAATGGGAAAATAATTTTTTTTAAACTATTTACATTTGATATAAAATCGCTTATCTTTGTAAGCGAAGATAACTAGATATTCATTTAGCCTTCTGGCTGGTGGGCAACTACACCATACGATCAGCCGGACAAGTATTCCGACAACTGAAAATAATAGTAACAATGTGTAATATGAAAGGATAAAATATGGCACAATCAATAACAAATGCTTTTGTTACTCTATTTGATGCAGAGGTCAAACAGGCTTACCAATCAGAA